TTCATTATATCAACACTAGATAACCACTCGTTCGGATTTTCTTTCCATTCAGTTGGAGATTCTGGAGCAAATGAATCCGTCATATCATGACTTACTGGACCAAACTCTTTTTTTTGTTTTAACCAACAGGATTCTTTGTTACATACATCACTTAAATATTCTGTCAACCGACTATGTATTTCTTTTGTATTATTAGTATTTATTTTTACATCAGGATGCCTAGCATTCCACAAGTCCCTCAACTTATATAATGATTTATCTGTATAACAAGTAAAACCGTTTATTTCTTTTTTATCCTTTGGACTACAATTAATCTTCTCTAAATTTGCTAGTTTTGTTGTTTTTTTTTTCCTAGGTAACCCGCCAGACAGTTTTATATTTTTTTTGTGGGTTTTACTACGAAAGTTACTTCTCTTTGTCAATTGTTTCTGTAATTTCCTTTTTCGAGTTGACACTTTCATCATATTTATTCATGATATTTTTCTTTTTACGAATTCCTTTATTCCTCAAATCAGGGTCCTTCAAATTTATATCTTTTTGTTTTGGAAGTATAATTTCACACGGGGATTTTGTATATTTTATTTTTACAAAGTTATCTAAAGATGGTTGTGTAATTTTAAAGGAACGCATTAAAAGTGTATTAGCCTCTTCTTCTGTTAAAGGGCTCTCAACGTTTAGTTCTAATAAATCGCTTTCAATAACATTCATTTCCTCAATATTTTTATATTCCGCTTGAATTATATCATTATTGTCTTTCGATTTAAAATAATGGATACACGAATCAACAAAAATATCAAATGAGTATTTGACATCTGGAAATAAATTATCTGGTTCTTCTTTTGTTAATAAAAGTTCTTTAGTTAAATCAAATATCCTCCTTTTGTAAAACTTTTTGTCTCTTTTGTTAATTATTTTTTTTCTCTCTGCTAGCAAATGTTTATTATACATATTTTTATTTAATAAACAATCCAATGTAACTTGATTTAAAAATGCTTCCGACATATTATTATGTATTTCTAAAAAAATACCCATTTTTACACACATTCCACACATTCCACAAATTACCCACATTTTTAACACTTCTGTTTTGTCATATCCCTTACCTGGACTCTGGTTGAGTTCATAAAAAGTCCTGAACCTACTGTTGCCACATCTGGGTTTGGATTAAATTCAGAAAAGGACTCTTTTTGAAACAAAAGAGAATGCGTTTGCTGTGTTTGTTTTGGTGTAAAACTATAATTATATAAATCACTTTGACTATTTGGCACATAAACTGATTGACTACATCGTTGTAACGCATAAATCTGGTTTCTTAATTCGGATTCTAAATTTACATTTGTCGCAAAACCAGACCATGGAGATTGAGTGTTGCCTGGATTAAAAATTTTGTGAGGATTAAATGTTGGCGCAACGTGTAACTTGACGTTCACTTCTTTTCTTGGGTCTACAATTGGAAAATAAGAATATTTTGTCATTACAGGACGCACATCTAAATATGGTTGTAGAACTTGTGATGGAATATTTCTATCAGATATTCGTGTGTTTGTTTGTTCTTGCATTTTTGAATTACACGCTTCATGTTGATTATATGAGTTGTTATTATTCATTTTATATAATTCATATATATTTTTTTATATTATTTACCGTTTATTAAAGTTATAATGAGCCGTTTATTAAAGTTATAATGAGAATATACAAAATTGTTTTAAAATAACACATAAAGAAATCATTATATGTGTATTAATATATGTGTGGCATTTTTGCTTTGCTGAATTATCAAGAAAATAACATTCAAACGAATGATATACTTAGTGAATTTAGTAAAGGAATGTCACGTGGCCCTGAATTTTCTAAACTTACTTCTATTTATTTAAAAATGATATTGGGGTTTCATCGATTAGCTATTAATGGATTAACACATGAATCAAACCAACCTCTTGTTATCGATGATATCGTTCTTATTTGTAATGGAGAAATTTATAATTACTTACAGTTGTTTAAAAATATGGGGATTGAGCCTAAAACTGGAAGTGATTGTGAAGTAATTATCCATCTTTATTTAAAGTACGGAATCGAACAAACCCTCACTATGTTAGACGGCGAATATTCTTTTATATTATATGATAACCGACTCACTAACGACTTGAATAACCAGATTTTTGTCGCTCGCGATCCATATGGAGTCAGACCCCTTTACCACGTTAAACCAAAGAAACACTCAAGCTCTACGTTACAGTGTTTCGCGTCTGAGCTAAAATGTTTAGAAAAATTTTATAATTATAACCACGAGAATCTCGATATTTTACAATTTAAACCAGGAACCTATAGTATTTTTAATCTTTCAAATAAAATTAATTCTGTTTGGGAACCACTACAAGAAAATATTCCGTATATTATTCCCAGTTTTTCACATAGTTGGTTGATTACTGAGGACACTCAAAATGTATTTATAACTAACATGTACGAGAAAATATCATGTTATCTTGATGCGGCAGTTAATAAAAGATGTCTGGCTACAGAAAGACCTATCGCGTGTTTGTTATCAGGTGGACTTGATAGTAGTTTAATCGCCGCACTCGTGAATGATTTTTATAATACCAATAAATTACCTAACCAGCTTGAAACATATAGTATTGGTCTATTTGGTTCAGAAGATTTAAAACACGCAAAACAAGTAGCAGAATATTTGGGTACAAAGCATACTGAAGTTATTGTAACCGAGCGCGAAATGTTCGAAGTAATCCCAGAAGTTATTTATGCAATTGAAAGTTATGATACCACGACCATTAGAGCTAGCATAGGGAATTATTTATTGGGTAAATATATTTCAAAAAATAGTGAAGCGAAGGTCATATTTAATGGTGACGGCGCCGATGAACTGTTTGGGGGATATCTTTATATGAATAAATGTCCTGATGATATTGAGTTCGATAAAGAAACACGACGGTTGCTTAAAGATATTCATGCGTTCGATGTGTTGCGTTCGGATAAATGTATTTCTTCCCATGGTTTAGAACCTAGAACCGCATTTCTTGATAAATCATTTGTGGACTTTATTTTATCTATTCCACCTTATTTTAGAAACCATAAGAATTCACAAACATGTGAAAAGAGCTTATTAAGAAGTTGTTTTCAAGAATCTCAATTGTTACCAGATAATATTCTTTGGAGGAAAAAAGAAGCGTTTAGCGACGGTGTTAGTGGTACCGGGCGTTCTTTATACAAAATATTACAGGATTTTATTGTCGTTGAACTTACAAATAATAACGAATATGGAATTACTAACATTGACTCAAATATTGAAACAGAAAAACAATATTATAGAAAAATATTCGATTCGGTGTTTCCGAACTGTGAAAATATATTGCCTTATTATTGGATGCCAAAATATACTAATGCAACTGATCCTAGCGCTAGAACATTGGATTTTTATTCAGACAATAATAATAATTCTACACAAAATAACCTAAGTAAATAATAGAGTTTTATTATTTTTCACATTAATATATACTAATGGGAAAAATGGGATTGATTAAATTTCAGGAAAGAATGTTTGATATAGCTATTTATATATCTTATGCGTTAATAATATTATCATATCTTGGTTTATCAAAATATAACCCTGCTTTTTTAGATGTTATTAATAATTACGTCAGAATTTATATTTGTTTATTTTTATTGTGGAGATTTAACCCATTCAGACAGTTAGTCCCATTCACCAATTTTGACAGAAAAATAGCATTTAGCGCCGGATTATTTATACTAACAACTACAATATTAAATAATTATCTTATTGATTTTAACCATCGTGTTTCAACGCGTAGTGGAATTGGTAATTAAAATTAAAAATCATATTAATAATTTCGTTGTGTCTTGGTTTTTTTATTTAATATAGTTCTCCGCGTTTTATTTTTAATAGATTTATTAAAAAATTCGCCTAGGTGTACCATTATCTGTTTTCCTAGAATTTTATCTATATCATATTCATTCTCGGGTTTTTCAATACACTCATAATTATATCTTTTAAAATCTTCGGACATAAATTTTATAAAATGGGCGTTATCGGATATTATTTTTTTCCCAAATATACTATCCGCAAAATGTGTTACCATATAATCGAATTTTAAATCATGGTAATATGGTTTTACATTTATATAATATATGTTATCATTTGTCATTTCTGGATAAAAATTATCATCTAAAAAGCATATCTCCGCTGACGCAGGTATTTTCGTACACTTTATGAAATCTTTATGTGATTTTACATGAGATGTTCTACAAATTTCCATACGCGTCCCATTGATTTTAAATGCCGATATTATTTGGTCAAATAATTTGTGTTTTATTTTGGATTCAAAATAGGATACAATATTGTGGGCCCATTCTTTAGGACCCTGATTATTTGTGTATATCATCATCTTATGACAACATTTCGTTTTTTTCTTGTTCTTTAAGTAACTTAAAATATTTATTATATTTGGTCTCAAAAATTCTGGGTATAAATCTAATATGTCGTTGAAATTTTCCTGTGTTAATATTTTTTTGTTTTCTGATTTTATATATTTGTTTAAACAGTCCCAAAATATTCCGAATTCTGTAAAATATCCCAAGGTTTCATCTAAATCAAACACAACTATTTTCATTATTTATATATATATATATATCAAGTTTTTAGATTTTACCCATTTTTTTATTTTCACATGTTATATAAACGGCATGACTAAAATAACTAATAACGACTATAAAAAAATTTTAGAATATTATAAACAACCGTTACCTCAATCAAGAAGACTTTTAAAATTAAACGCTGAAAAAATATTATCACAAAAATTATGCCGTTGTATTAAAAAGGTTGGCGCAAACGACGAAAACGACGAAAACGAATCCCGTTCTATAGGAATATGTACTAAAACAATATTCAACCGAAAAGGGTATACACGAGGCAAATTCAAGTGTAAAAAAAACGCCAGTGTTGATTTTAAAAAGACACGCAAAAAATTCTCAATGAAAAAATATAAATAAATATAA